CATACTTAGATAAGTTTATGGAACTGCAAGAACTTGACCTAGCAGAGATTGTTGTTATGGACGGTGTTGGTGCTGAGAAGTTTGCAGAACATGCATTTAACTTTGCAGACAACCTAATACGTGAAAAAAGTAATAATCGTTGCTATTGTGTACGTGCAGAATGTGCAGAGCATGGTGCGAATTCGGCGATCTATGAGGCTGACTAATTAAATGGCGAAGTTAGATAAAAGTCTATATTCTAAAGAAGAAATAAAACAAATACGTGACGCAAAGCGTGAACGTAAACGTGCTAAGTTATTAAAAAAACAAGTAATAACCTTTCCTGAATCTAAGGACAAGAATGTTCTTGTTTTAAAACATGGCACCAAGTACAGTGCTGAGTATGTAAACAAAATGTACAACATGGTTAGTGCAAATTTAGAGTACGATTTTAACTTTTATTGCATCACCGAAGACCCAACCGGTTTAGATCCTAATGTAAATGTTATTCCTTTACCTTCTGTAGGCGTAACTGGCTGGTGGTACAAGCCTTATATATTTTCTAAGGAATTGCCTATACAAGGAACAATATTATATCTAGATCTAGACCTTGTTATAACTAATACATTAAACAGACTGTTTGATTTTTACCCAGGTCAGTATTGTATAATACGTGACTTTACTAGAGCCATGCGTCCTAACTGGGAAAAGTATAATTCAAGTGTTATTAAATTTGAACACGGACAGCTCGACCACGTGTGGCAAAGATTTAAACAAGAACACATTATGATTATGCGTAAGTTCTACGGTGACCAAGATTATCTTTGGGACGTTACACAGGGTAAAGCAAAAATATTTCCAGATCCTTGGGTACAAAGTTGGAAATGGGAAGTACGAAAGGACAAACGATTTAAACCAGGTCAATCACGAGGTAACAGAGAAATGCTAGAAATTGAACATGTAGAGGCTCCTGCTGATTGTTGCATTGTAGCGTTTCATGGAGATCCAAATCCGCATAAATGTCATGATCCTTATATTGTAAAAAGGTGGGTATGAATACAACTACTAATATATATGCAGTGCATACCTATAACAAAGAGCGTATCGCATCTGACACATTTCAACAAGAGTTTCGCGGAGTGTATAGCAGTAAAGAACTTGCTGACAAAGCAGGAAAAGAATACTGCGATACGCAATGCGAAACGTGGGGTGCGAATCTCCACTACACTGTGACCATTAAAGCACTGGATGATATTATTAATGGCGAGAAGTATTAAAACTCTCTTGACACGCATTAAGAAACGTGTTATACTATACAAACAATGGTATACTTACTTGAGGCAAAAAGGTTATGCTTGGCATAATTGCGTAGAGTGGGCAATACATAATTCAGGCACACACGAACTAGACGGCAGGTATAGAAAATGGTAACACAACAACGTATAGGGTTTGCATGTAAGTATATGCATTATGATCAAACGCAGACGAAGAAAGTACTAGAAGAAATACAACGGCCGCTAAATACAAAGTCGACGACAGTACAGTGGCTTAACCGTCAGACACGTGAAGAAGCCGAGCAACGCTTGTGGGACATTATGGTACACAACATTGCCGCATACAAAAGGTTGATTGAATATGTTGGATCTCTTCCTCCACAACTTAGAATGGTTAGATTGGGCAGTGATGTTTTACCTGTTTATACCCAGCGTGATTGGAGTTATTATTGGCGCAGGCCTGATGTGGTTGCATATGCAGAACGAGAGTTCGCCAAGGTTGGTGATACGGCAAGAGCCCTCGATGTCCGACTATCGATGCACCCAGGCCAATTTACTGTACTTGCGAGCGACAGCAGTGAAATCGTTGAGAGGAGCATAGAAGAATTTGAATATCACACGGATGTCATTAGGTGGATGGGCTACGGCAAGAATTGGCAAGACTTCAAGTGTAACGTCCACATCTCAGGACGCAGAGGTCCAGCCGGTATCATCGACGCACTACAACGATTGTCTCCAGAAGCACGAAACTGTATTACCATTGAAAACGACGAAAACAAATGGGGAATCGCAGACAGCCTTGAACTTGAAAAACACTGCGCCCTCGTGCTTGATTTACACCACCACTGGTGTCGTGAAGGAGAATATATCCAGCCCACTGACGATAGATTTAAGCGTGTAATTGATAGCTGGCGCGGCGTACGACCTGCAATACATTACAGCTACAGTAGAACAGAGCAGTTGCCCGAAGGCTACGCACACAATACGTTACCTGACAAGGCAGCGTTATTAGAAGCAGGCTACAAGAAAGGCAAGCTACGTGCGCACAGTGATTGGTATCCCAATAATGTAGTAAATGACTATGCACTTAGCTTCTTACCTTACGCAGATATCATGTGTGAGTCTAAGATGAAAAACTTAGCAAGTATTAATTTATATAAATACTGCATAGGAGACAAACATGAAAACAAAAGGGTTAAAAAAGAACTTATCTTTGGATAAGGTACGAGGCATCCGCATTGATACAGGACCTGTAACATATGTCCCTGTGATAAAAGAATACAAATTTCCAACACCTGAAAAAGTTAAAAATACAAACGGGACTGTTAAAAAAGACGGTTGGAAGTATTAGGAGGAGAATATTATGAAAAATTGGATTAAAGATAGAATAGAAGAACGTACATCTTGGAACGGAGCAGCATTAATTGCTGTTGGCGTTGTTGTACTAATTGCAGGACCATTTGCTAAACTGGCGGCATATGCAGCTATTGCATACGGTGCTTGGGCAATTTATAGTAAAGAAGACTAAAGTTTACTAATATCTAAAGTACTAGAAGCAGGTAAATCCCACATCTGCTTCTTTTCAACACCTTTTCGTTGTGCAAATTTCTTACTATCACAGTTCTTACATACGTGAAAGTAAGAATTGTTTAATCTCTTTGGATCCATGCTACCTCTAGCACGTTCAAACTCTGCATCACAATTATCACATCTAAATACACAATATGTAATATCACGCTTGTAGGCGTGTTCCTTGCCCGTTTTACTTTTACGAGTATGCCTGGTTTCTTTTTGGAATTCTCTTATGAACATAAGTATATTTAACATTAAGATTATAAAACGTAACGATAAATACATATAACAAGGATACTATTATGACAATCTGTAGACTAACTGATACTGCGAAAGCACAAATTGATAGAATATGCGAGGAAAATGACAGCTATGCCGTTAGTCTTAACTTAAAAGGCGGAGGCTGCGCAGGTTTTGAATACGATTGGGCTACAGTAGCAACAGAAGCTGATTTAGAAGCAAACGATATAGTTATTGATTCTATTACAGGTAAGTTTGTAGTTGGATCTACAGCAGTAATGTTCATGATAGGTACAGAAATAGATTATGTTAAAAATATAATGGGTGCAACATTTGAAGTTAATAACCCTAACGCACAATCAGCGTGTGGATGCGGCGTAAGTGTAAACTTTGACGTAGACAAATTAGCAATCCCAGCAATATAAACGGAGCAAGATAGATGGCAAAGCAAGATGTAAACATTGGTGTAGAAGGTAACGATGGCACTGGCGATAGTATTAGAGAATCGTTTCGCAAAACGAACGAAAACTTTAGTGAACTATATGCTGTATTTGGTGTTGGAGGACAGATAACATTTTCTACACTAAGTGATACACCAGACACCCTAACACCTAATACTATACCGCTAGTAAACGATGCAGGTACGCTCGTTCAATTAGTAACACTTGGATCCAACAGTGACTTAGGAGGCGGTGCAGCAGACACTATTACATTTAGTTATGATGTTGCCGGCAAGTTAGTTATTTCAAGTTCGTTTACTCAAATGAGTGACGATCTAACTCCAACATTAAGTGGGCCGTTAGATGCAGGCGGAAATGGTATTGCTAATGTTGGTATTAGTCAAGCCGCAGCTGAAGATATGAATACTCAGCATTCTAACCTAAGTGGAATTACTATTGACGATCTTGTAATTACTAAAGGGTATGCAGATCAACGATATATTACTTCAGGATTGCCGTTACGTGTTGCAGAAGAGCCGACTGGAAAATTACAGTATACATGGGAAATTGCATCATATACTGACGACAGTTTAGTTATTAATTCACATTACAATGTTGCACAGGCTTTACAAAGCGGTGGCCACGGTTTAGAAAGTGGTTCAAACGGTACAGCTATAAAGTTTAATGCTGAAGATACAGATCCAACTAACCTTGTTTCAGGAACAACATATTATTTAAGAGTAGTTTCACCAACAAGATTAGATCTATATACAGAAACTAATAAAGCATATGCTATTACAGATTCAAGTGCAGATGCAGAATCGTTTAAGATTAATCCAGCAGGAGTTATTGCTGCTGACGATACTCACACTATAGTTGATGCAAGTCTTGATGCTACACTAGCAGGAAATTTCTTAGATGACACTGCTATGCCAAGAGACGCAACTGTGCGTAGGCAGGGCGATACTATGGAAGGCATATTAACACTTTCCGATCATCCTGGCGAACTAGCAGGTAGAGGATCACCTAATGGTACTGAAGATTTACAGGCAGCTACAAAATATTATGTTGATAATACAGCATACAGTTCTCCTGAAGCGTTATTTGTAAGCACTAAAGGTGACGACTTAATGTCTGGCGTTCCTTCAGGCAAAGAAGGAACTTCGTATACATATGCATTTGGTAGTATTAATGCGGCAGCAAAACGTGCTGAAGAGTTAATTAGAAGTGCTCCAAAAGTACCTGGCAACTATATGCAGACGTTGACACATACAGCATTTACAAAAGATGCAGTGGTTATTAACGCAGATGTCGAAACGCCTGTTTACGAACAAGCAAGAAAATTACTTGATGGTAATAGAAATTATATTGCCGCAGAAGTTATAGGGTTTATTAATAAAACTTTTCCAAACTTTGCTTATAGCAAATCACTATGTCAAAGAGACACTGGGCTAATTATTGATGCTATTTCTTTAGATATTAACAGAGGCCTTTCAGCCAACTATTTAACACAGCAAGCAGCACAACGTTATTATTCTAGTGTTAGTGCTAGAATTGCAATTACGTCTCAACTTTCAGAAACTGTTGCAGGCATTGTTGCTGCTAGAAACATTGCAACAGTATGTTTAACAAATGATCTTTACAACCAAAAAACTATTACATCAATTACAGTAGGAGCAATATCAGCAGTTACAACTAGTACAGCACACGGACTAGTAGATAAAGATATTGTTGTATTTAGAAATATAGCTGGTATGGTAGAGATAACCACTAATACTAAAAAGTATGTTAAGGTTACTGGTGTACAAACATTTGAATTGTATAACGATGCAGCTCTAACTACGCCTTATAATACATCATCATTTACAGCGTTTACAACAGGTATATTAGGTCAAGTTTTCCAAATAGATGAAAATCAATACTTAGACTTAGGAACAGTATTCACCCTTACACTTACAGGAAACGTAAGTGTATCAGCAGGCGAGACACTAACACAAGCAGGTAGTGGCGCTACTGGTGTTGTTCGAGCTAGTGTATCAAGCGGCAGTACTATACAATTAGAGCAAACTACTGGCACACTAACAACAGCAAATCAGTTTACTGGCAGTGTAAGTGGCAATTTAGGAGCGGCGAGTCAACCAACAGCTATTGCTAATGACTTGGATGCGGATGCAAATGCTGTAACTGCTATACAAGCTAAATTTAATTTAGTTAATACAATTATTCAAGGCGGCCTAGACTCAGGCGGCGACACTGTATACGGAAGTACATATAAAATTGTTGTTACTAATGGTGCAGCTAGTAACACTGATCAAACTAATCCTAGTAATACTGATGCACTTCCTGGTAAAGTTATTAGAGGTAAGCGGTCTGAAGCAGTTGGTCAGATTGTAAGTTTTACAAATAACGTAAGTGCTGAAGCAGCAACTGATCCACAGACTGGCTCATTAGAACCTGGACCAACAGTTTTCCAAGTTCACTTGTTAAGTGCAAAGGACTTTGAACCTGAAGAGCCTTTAGAGTACGGCAACTTTATTGCGCAAAAGCAAGTTACTATTATGGTCGAAACAGGAATCTACGAAGAAGATTATCCTATTAGATTATCTAATAACGTTTCGCTTAAAGGTGATGAATTTAGACGAGTTGTTATTAAACCAAAATCTGAAACTGATAGCAGAGTACCTAGAATATCGCAAAGTAAATGGGCTAACTTATATTTCTATAGAGATAACACATTTGACGGATTAACAATTAACAATGGCGGTACTGACTTCTTTAACCAAGACGGTGTAGCACAAGGTAAGTTCGGATACCATTATCTTGCTGATGCTGGCAAGGCACTTAACTTAGGACCCACAGTAACAAACGTAGGGTTATATTCAACTGCTTCAAGTATTATATCAGAGAATAAAGATTACATTGTAGAAGAAACTATTAGATATATTAGTGATAGATTTCCATCTCTAGTTTACTCAGCAACAAAGTGTAGAAGAGATACAAAACTTATTGTTGATGCATTAATAGCGGATTTAGTTTCCGGTGGCGAAGTAAAGACACTAGAAGTGCAAGGGTCGTATCATTCATTGCTTACAGGCAGTGACAGAGACTACCTAACACAACTTGGCGACAGTACACAAGAAATAGCAACAGAGGCAGCTATACGAAATATTAGTACACTTGCTAATGCACTATTAACAGGGGCAGCTCCTAACTACACTGTTGTAGAAGCACAATTTACACCAACTAACGCTACTTACAATCCTCTAACAGGTGTATTAGTAGCAACTATTGGGTCACACAGTTTAACAGTTGGACAGTATATTGAGATTGAGCTAAATGGGTTTACATTTACATGTGGATCAGATGGAAACGCAACTGCGGTTACATTCCCAAGAGCAACAGATCCAGCATTCCAAACTAAGTTAGAAATTACTGCAAAAACTGCTAATACGATTACAGTTAATGTTGGAACATCATCGGAAACATCAGCTCACACTTTTGTTAGTGCAATATCCAATGCAATTACATTCGGTGAATATACAGCTGGAGCGGCAGGAGTACTTGCTGTTGAAACACCAGATATTACATTAGGATCCGGCGAATCAGGAACAGCATCAGTTGTTGGACAATTAATAGACAAAGTTGCGTTTGTGTTCAACGTAGAATATAATCCACCTAAACGTAACGATGCACTTGATGTATTCTTAATGAGTGATGCTACTATTATTCGTAACGTAACTGTACAAGGGCATGGCGGATTTATGTGTGTGCTTGATCCACAAGGACAGGTACTTACTAAATCTCCTTATATTCAAACAGCATCTAGTTTTTCACAGAGCATTAACAAAAAGGCGTTTAGAGGCGGAATGTATGTTGATGCGTATGTTGGTAACTTGCCTACTAGAGTTACCGGACAGCCTGAAACAGCAGACAGATTTAGAATAACTGTACAAAGTGAGCTAGGCGAAGGCCTGAGATTGCGGCCTCCGGAGTTACCATGTCCTTTCTATGTAGAAGGAAGACGTTATCAAGTTAACGCAATTTCTGACTATGACCAAGGACAAGGTACTGCAATACTTTATCTAGATGCTAGTTCTAACTCAGGACGTGGCTATGATATCGAACAGTTTGATGACTCATCTGTTGAAAGAGATATATTCCTTCAAACTGCTGGTAACAGAAGTATGTTGGCGAACGACTTTACACAGATTAACGATCTAGGCTACGGCCTTATTGCAAACAATGCTGCGTTTTCAGAGCAAGTGTCAACGTTTACCTACTACTGTCAAACAGCAATGTATGCAAACAACGGTTCGGAAATTAGAGGACTAAACTGTTCTAACGGTTATGGTAACTTTGGATTAATTGCTGAAGGCGCTGATCCAAACGAAATTCCAGATCAAATTACTCAAAAGTACGATATGGTACAACCTGGTAAGGCACTTACTTCTGCTGCGTATCCAAACGCAAACGAAGATCCTAGTTTTTATATTACAGACTTAAAAGTTCCACCAAGTGCAAACAGTATAATCACTATCGACCACGGTGGTGCAACAGGTACACTTAATTATGCTATATCCACAGTAACTAACCTTAGTGATATAGATGGTGACGGAGTTAGTGGCGAAGCCGGTGACGTTATTGCAACGGGCGTAAGTACATTAGATAATGCTTCACTATCAGGTACTACAGCGGCTACCGGAACATATGCAAACATAGCAGCATCAGGCAGTGGAGCTGGTCTTGGAACTACAGTAAGTGTAACAGTTACAGCTACTGGTGTTATAGGAGCGGCAGGAGCGGCTGTTGTAACAGTACGTACACCAGGTTATGGACATTCAGCATCTGACACACTTACAATCAGTGGTTCACTGATAGGCGGAAGTTCACCAACTAATGATTTAACAATCGACATTCAAACAATTTTTGGATCAGCAACTGGTACTCATAACAACTTTGTTTACAAACTAGATCTTAAAGCTGATGACGTTTCTGCAACAGACTACTTTGGTACATTACAAGCTACTGTTACAGATGCTACAATCGTTGAATACAGAAACAACTTTAACCACATCTTTGACAATGTTAGTAGTCCTGGAACGTTAGTTACAAGACCTAGTACAGCAATTAACTTTGACGAAAGTGATAATTCAACATACAGAAGTATTGCATTTAGTAATAAAGATAGTTTTAGTCAAGACTTAGCAGCAGATGAAATTGCAACTACATTTGAAGTAGGATTTGATTTTGTTAATATGGCTGTTAAGACTACTAAATTAGGCAGCGGGTACGGTTCGACACAGGCAGATACAAAACTTGCTGTTGGTCAACTAGTCGCAAGTGCCCAAAATTTATATGATAATTCTGAACGTATTGCAAGAGACAGTAGAACACAAGCAGGTCTTTATCCAGGTGATGCAAGCTATAGTGCCCTTGGCGGTATGCGATTCGTTTGGAGTGGTAAAACACACGGTGTTACAAACTATACTACTGTTGCAGAATTTACCACTACAGGAAGTATAAGTGTAACCGCAGGTGAAACTATTACACAGGCTAACACAGGAGCAACAGGCGTTGTACATGCTAGTGTATCAGGAACAACCATCGAATTACAAAATGTAACAGGGACGTTTAATACTACTGATACTTGGACTGGCACAACTAGCGGAGCACTAGGTGCTGACAGTGTTCCTTCAGCTATAGACTTAACTAGCTGGGCATTTATTACTTTTGTAGATGTTGCAGCTACAAATATTAGCGCATACGGCGGTGCAGGATTAGCTAGTGCAGTGCCGGCAACTGATAGAACAATTACAGCAGGCTTACCTGCAGGGTCAACAGGTGAAATTACAGTTGCTATCTCACTTATGAGAGCAACAGGACACGACTTTACACAGATAGGTACAGGCGGATTTAACGACTCAAACTATCCAAATGTTATTTTGGGTGATCCAGTTAATAGTTTAGCTGACTTTTATACTGATGCCCAAACTGCAACAACTGCCCAAGTGTGGGAAAGACGTAAAGGGCGTGTGTTCTTTGTAAGTACAGATCAAAGCGGTTTCTTCCGTGTTGGTAAGTTCTTTAGTGTAGACCAAGCAACAGGTGATATTACATTTGCTGGCGAAATTGGTTTATCAAACGCTAACGCACTTGGCTTTAAAAAGGGTGTTACTATCAATGAGTTTAGTGCTGATGATAGTTTTGCTGATGATTCAGGTCAGGCAGTACCAACAGAGAAAGCAGTTGGCGGATACATTAATAGAGTATTAGGATTTAATGTTAAGTCAGGTGCACAAATACCTAGTTCTGGTAATAGAATTGGAACAGGTTTCCTTCCTCTAAATGGACTAAGTTCCATGGAGGGCAATTTAAATTTAAACTCAAACAAGGTTCAAAACTTAGGCAATCCACTTAGTGGCAGTGATGCTACTAACAAAAACTATGTTGATGATAATGCTAACGCATTTGCTAATGTAAAGTCAATGCGAGACACGTCTATAGGAACTGTTGGAGCAAACGAACTTGCAGTGTTTAGTGGTAAGCAAATCATTTACACACAAGCAGAAACTGGCGGAACATTTAGTGCTGGTAACACAATACAAAACGATCCTAGCTCACCAACTGCTACAGGAGTTATAGTAGATTTAGAAACATTAACTGACGAACAGTTTGGCAGTATTAGAAAAATTGTTTATACTGTTAGTACAGGAACATTTGATCCAGACAACGATACTATAACAAATGGTACTGCATCAGCAGTTGGTCTTACAACTGCACTACAAGCAGACGTAGGCGGACCGTTCCCAGAACTTACACACGCTAGTGAATCAACAGGCAGTGACATTAATGTAACTGTTACAAGAACATCTGGTGGTGCAGAATATAACTTCCAGTACGAGGCAGGCAGTTTAATAGATGCTGATGTGTCGTCAACTGCGGCTATTGCACAAAGTAAACTTGCTATGAGTACAGCAGGTACTAGAGCAAATGCTACAGGAATTGCACAAGCTGACCTAGGACTTGCTACATTTAAGAATACAGAGTTTACACACACATCTGGCTTTGTAGAATTACAAACAAGCACTTCAACAGCAACAGGTATTACTCCGAGTAAACTACAATGGGTGGCAACTGATACTGTATTAGGTAGAAGTGCTGCAAGTGCTGGTGCTGTAACAGCAATTAGTTTTGACACAGTGCTTGATCAAGGCGGTGCGCTAAGAGATAGCGAATTTGGTGCTTTTGGCTCAAGTGGAGACGAAGTTCTAATACGTACAGCGGCTGCAACATATGGCGCTATTGAAATTACTGTAAGTGGTGAAGCTAGTCGAATTGTTAAAACATTAAGTGACGGTGCTATTAGAGTATCAGGACTTGTATTAGGTGGCGCAGATAGTTACGAAGTTGCAACAACTACTGGTACGGGAACAACATTAACACTTAAAACACCAGGTCAAGCTGTTATATTAAATTCAACAGGAACAACAAGTGCTTCACTTGTAACTGCGTTCCCAGGTAGTATTGATGTAGGTGATACAGCTATAGCAACGGAAAGTAATTTCCAAACAGCAAGTAGTTATACTAATGAAGGGTATATATCAACAGATTGGATGTATACAAACTTCATCGAAGCCATAACTGAACGCGATGGGAACAGCACTGGTATCGGTATAGGTGCAGGTGGAGGCTTTTCAGAAAGTGCAGCAAACACTATTGTATTTGTAACTAACGGCACTACTGAAGCATACGTAAATGATGCAGGTCTACATGTCGATGCAATTAGTACAGTAGCTAACAATGCTGATTTAGTACTGTCAGGAGACGGCACCGGCGGCGTTGCAATTAATGATACTTTAAAGGTTGATTCAATTATAGCATACAGCGGCACTAATACAAACTTGTCACTAGACGGAAAAGGTACTGGTGTTGTAGCAGTAGTTGCTGGAATGACCGTAGGCACATCAATAACCGTAGGCGGAACTGCTACATTTAATGGTAACGTTGACCTAGGTAATGCAACAACAGATACTGTAACATTTACTTCTAGAATTGACAGTCATATTGAGCCTGATGCTACTTCAAGCAATAGAAACTTAGGTGCTAGTGCAAGAAAGTGGAACACAGTCTATGCTAGTGTGTTTGATGGCACAGCAACGTCAGCACAATACGCTGACTTGGCGGAGAATTACTTAGCAGATGCAGACTATGAAGAAGGAACTGTTGTTGTATTTGGCGGCGAAGAAGAAGTCACAGTTACAAATACAAAAGGCAATACAAGAGTTGCTGGTGTAGTATCAACTAATCCAGCACACTTAATGAACAGTGCATTACAAGGTGATCATGTTACAGCAATAGGCTTACAAGGGCGTGTACCGTGTAAAGTACTAGGCCTTGTTAATAAAGGCGACATGTTAGTAACAGCAAGTATTCCAGGTTATGCAATAGTTAATAACACGCCAGGTGTTGGTCAAGTTATTGGTAAAGCAGTAGGTAATAAACCAGACGACGGCAAAGGCATTGTTGAAGTTGTGGTAGGGAGAGTATAATGGCGAAGCAAATTGTAAACATTGGTACAAGTATAAACAAAGGTGACGGCGATCCGTTACGCACAGCCTTTGACAAAATCAACGATAACTTTGACGAACTGTATGCAGCAACCACACTAGACTTAGACAGTATAGGATCTAACATGATACCTACTACTGACGGGACTAGAGCATTAGGTAGTTCTACTAAAAGGTGGTCTGACTTACATGTAAAAGATTTTGTTTACATTGGTAATGCAAGACTACAAGCAGATGCCCAAGGTAACTTAGTTGTTAACGGAGCAAGTATAAAGGTAGACGGTGACGTTACTGGATCAATATTTGGTGACGACTCAACAATATTAGTTGACGGAGTTAACAGCAAGATTGTAGGTCCTGCTGAACCAAGTAGTTTTAAAGCCCCTATGCTGACTCAAGCAGCAATAGATGCACTAACTACAGCAGAAGGGTTATTTGTATACAATACCACAACAGGAAAATTCCAAGGCTATGCAGCAGATGCTAATAATGATAGTACAGCTGGATGGGCAGATTTACACTAAATATAGATATAGGAAAATAAAATGGCAGTAAGATATCCGCTAGTAATAGACACAACAGATAATAATAAGATTAAAGAACTACCGGCAAATGATAGTTTAAATCTTAACACAAACAGTATTGTGAACGCTGTTAATATTACAGCAAGCGGCACATTAACTGTTGCTAATCTTGTTGTAGATAGTAATAGCGTAAGCATAAATGGTAACCCATTAGGAACTGTTGCACTAACAAACAGTTATACAGACCTAAGTAATAAGCCTTCATTGTTTGACGGAACATATGCCGCACTGACCGGACGTCCTAGTATTCCAGCTAGTACAGAAGATTTATCGGATGTAGGAAGCACACAAGCAACAAACGGACAAGCATTAATTTACGATACAAGTTTAGGTAGATACGAGCCGGGCAATATTGCCGATGCAAGCATTGACCTAACTAATCAAGATCTTGGTGAATTGCAAAATGTAGTACTAACTGGTGCTGTTGCTAATCAAATTTTAAAATACAACGGCACAGCATTTGTTAATACAACTGTTCACTTTTCAGAAATAACAAACAAGCCGACTACACTAGCAGGCTTTGGCATTACTGATGCACAACTAGCTGGTGCACCACATGATGGTGATATGACAGGTAGTGTGTTTGGCGATGATAGTACATTACTAGTAGATGCTGTTAACAACGTTATACCAGGGTATGTAAGTCTAGCAACATTAAAAACCGAAGTAGCAGCAAGTGCAGACTTTGCAGCATTTAAATCAAGAATAGCAGCACTATAAACGGAGAATAAGAAATGGCAATACAAAGTATAAACATAGGTAGTATAGCAAACGACGGCACCGGCGATGATGTTCGCGAAGCATTTAATAAAGTAAACGCAAACTTTTTAGACTTAGATACAAAAGTAAGTACAGCAGACGGATCCGACGGAGCAAACCTTGGACTAGGTGAAGGATTATTTGCACAAAAAAGTGACAACACTCTACAATTTAGGAGTATTGTTGCAGGATCAAATATTAGTCTAAGTGGTGGCGGAAACAGTCTTACTATATCCGGCGATGCTTCTATGAAACAACTAATTGTTGTAAGCGATAGTGGCAGTGTTGTATTAGGCACTGGCAACAATACTATTCGAATACAAGGTGGTAGTGGCACAACTACACGAGTTACATCAGAAGATGTGTTTATTGACGTTGACGGCACTAATCTTGTTGAAACTGACACAAGTCCTAAACTAGGCGGAGTATTAAATGCTGACGGGAACAATATTCAAGCTGCAGGTACGGTAACTGCAACATCATTTGTAGGTCCGTTAACTGGTACTGTAAACGGAATAGATGTAAGTGATCTTGATAAATTTGTATTTGGATTTGACTTTGATGCTATCATTCCTAGCGCAACTAGTTTTTCTGAATGGTTTACTCTAAACACAGATGTAGATTTTGGATCTCTTACTATACCAAATGCAACAAGCGTCGAGCTTGGAGCTATTTAGTAACTCCGATAAATACAATATAAGGAGTATTACATGGCAGACTTTTGGACATTACAGTCTGATAAAACTATAGCAACGATAGAAGAACGTATAACTACAAGTTTAGCGTTACCTGCTAATGGTAGATACTTGCCAATGGCAACTTCAGGAATGACTATAGCAGTTATATCAGGCACTATTCCTAGTGGAATGCGCTTAAATGGGTACGAATTAGTAGGCACTCCATTTGAGGTTGCACGTGATACAAAATACGAATTTTGCGTTAGAGCAACTCTAAATGGGTTAATAAGCGATAGAACATTTAATGTAATTGTTACGGGCGCAGACGAGCCTGTATGGACCACCCCCGAAGGAAGTTTGCCAGTTGGCTCTAATGATGCGCTATTCATAATTGACAGTGCTCCGTTAGATTATCAACTTATTGCAACCGACCCTGATACTTCAGCTGGAGACCTGTTAGAATATACTAAGATTCGAGGCGAGTTGCCTCCAGGCATTACGCTTACAGTAGACGGACGATTAGCCGGCATTGTAGAACCTATTCTTGCATTAGAAAAACCAGCAGGTTCAGGATTCTTTGATGCTAATAACTACGGAAGTTTTCCATATGATTTTGGTGAAAGATCAGGAAACGGATTTGACAGTTATTTTTATGACCTAGGCTCATATGACATTAATGTTGTTACTAAGTCTCCAAGAAAATTAAACAGATATTACGAATTCATCGTACGTGTTTCAGACGGTGATGATTATACTGACAGAACTTTTAAAATTTATGTTGTAGGGGA